CTCGAGCGTCTCGCCCGTCTCTTTGGCGATCGCGGCCAGTAAGCCGGGATCCTCCGCCGCGATGGCGAACATGGTCTCGTAGTAGTCGCGCATGATCGCCCACGGCCGACTGACGAGCGCCTGCAGCGCGCGACGATGCCCGTTACGCTTCGGCATCATCGTCCTCGTCGGGCGTGGTGTCGTCCTCTGCTGTGTCACGCGCTCCATCGGCGCCGGCGAGCCCGTCTTCTCGACGCATCCGCTCTTCCTTGGTGCGCTGCCGGTGCTTCCGCTCCCAGTCTCCGCCCGTCGTCAACGCGGTCACTTCATTCCGCGTCATGAATTCCTCGCTGACCGCGACCTGGTACGCCTTCATCTCCTTCAGCGGATCGATCTGCGCCTGGCCGGGCCCGTGCCATTCGGTGCCGAGCCACGCCGCACGCATCAGCGGATCCGTCAGGAAGCCCGGCGCCGGAAGGAGGTTGCGTGCGACGGCCTCGCTGATCGCGAACTCGTACGACGGCTGACAGAACGCGCCGGCGAACCAATGCCGCTTGGTCGTGAATGCGCGCCACGCTTCCAGCAAGGCGGCGCGGGCGGCGGAGTACGACGACTCGAAGTGCTTGATGAGCAGCTCGAACGGGATCTCGATCGCTACGCCCACCTCGCGCAAGATCGACTGCACGAACGGATCGAACTTGTCGTTCGGGCGCCCGGGGTTGGCCGTCTGGATGTCCTCGCCCGGCTCCAACCCGACCATCGTGCCATACCCCAGCTTGTAATCCGTCTTCGGATCGCCGCTCTGCTGCTCGAGCCCCTCCAACGATTCCAGCAGGGTGTTGCTCTCATCGGACGCGCCCTCGGATTTGACGAAGACCGTGAACATGGCACTCACGACGGCGGCCATCAGTTCGGCGTCGCCATACCGCGCGAGCTGCTTCAGCTTCTCGATCACCGGGGCTAGGACCGGCACGCCACGCGTTTGTCCGGGACGCAGTGGCCGCACGACGTGCAGGACCAGGCGCATCCCCGTCGACCCGAACGCCGGCACCTGCCGCCACACCACCGGTTCCCCGGTGAACGTGATCGCGTTCGGATGGCGGTTCGTGTAGTGGTAACGGGTGGGGGCGCCATCCGGATCCAACTGGACGCCGGCGATGAGACGATCGATGTCCGGCAGGTGATGGGGGTTGCAGACGCGTTCGGCCTCGAGGAGTTGGAGCTTCGTGCCTAACAGATCGCCCCGTCGCTGACGGTGGCGACGGATGGCCAGCACGTCCCCGGCTTCGAAGATCGCGCGGAACGCGACTTCCTGCAGACCGGCGAACGCCTGGCGGCGCGTGAGATCACACTGCGCACACCACACGCGGAAGATGCGCTCGGCCATGTTCTCCCACTGCTCGGCCTGGTCTTCGGACAATCCGAGGTATTCGTGGTCGAGGGTGGCCTTCGGGCGAAGGCCGGCGCCGATGACGTTCGTCGTGGTGGTCTGCGCGGCCCCCGCGGCCCAGCCGTTATTGCGGAGGAGATCACGCGAGCGGCCGCGCAGGGTCGGCAGGTCGTAGATCGTGTCGTCATCGGCCGACGTCTCGATCGGCCACCAATCTTTGAGGGCGCGGCGGACCGACGACGCGCCGTCGTACGACAGCGCATTGATCCGCGGAATGTTGACCTGCGACGCGGGCATCCCGGCGCCGGTCATCACATAGTGCATTGGGTGCTGGAGTCTCACCACCCGGGTCACCCCGTCGGCACGATGCCGCGGACACGCATGCCACCACCGCGACGCAGACGCTGTTCGTGCGTGCGCTCTTTGTCGAGCCGATCGTACAGGATCTTCAGGTCACCGCGCCGGAAGGTACGGCCGAGGACGGTGTATTCCTGCGCGCCGGCCTCGATGTGCTCGATGGCGACCTGGACGCTCAACCGACGTTGCCAGGCCTCGAGGAAAGGAAGGTCCGAAGGGGAGTAACTCGTACCGGCGATCGAGCCGGTCCCGCTGAGCTCCACCTCGTGTATCGCGGTCTCTACATTGGTCAGCCGCTGTTGCGAGAAGGTTTGCGATGCGCCCATACGGGAAGCATCAATGGGCGATCACGGGTGCGCGGACAACCCAATATGCATCCTCGACATATGTCCAGGATGCATAAAGGTACGACGCGCGTATTCTTATAGCTGGTGGTCGTGTCCTACCACTCCCCGGCGGGGTTGAACCGGTTGCGTTGCACGAGCCGGTACGTGTTGCCGGCGCCGTCCCGCGGGCCCAGTTCCACGAGCGTGGCCTCGACCAGCGTCTGCAGAGCACGGCTCACGGTGCTCTGATCGGTGTCGAGCGTCAGCGCCAACACGTGCTGCTTCACGTGCCGATATACGCGGAAGTCCAACTCCCCCACCAGGATGAAGTACACGCGCAACGTGTGCGGCGAGAGCGTCTTATCCTTCGCGAGTTCTTGCAGCATCGTGGTCGGGATCACAGCTCCACTCCCTTCGAGAGCACCCCTCCACGTCGGGGCTTGGTCGCCGGGGCACTGGCGCGCTCGCTCGTCGTGCCATTGGCACGATCGACCCATCGTGCCATGTGGTCCGTCACGCCCGCGCCCAGGAGATGGAACGCCGCCAGGTTCAGCACCTTCAAGTCGATCGCCTCGTTCCGTTTGCGGATCTGCTTGTAGTAGCGCACTCGGCGGCCGCGGACGGTCCGATAGTCGATCTTCTCGGCTTTCAGCTGCGCGAAGTACTCCTCGTCGAGGCCCGTGTCGGTCGGTGCCCCGAAATGGATGTAGCCCGGGCCCGGCTCCTCCATCGCCAAGCGCGGAAAGAGCTTATCCTTCGCCGTGTCGGTGCCGACCGTGACCAGGCGAATCCGGTGCCGGTCCGGTCGCTGCGCGCGTTTCACGAGTTGGACGTGATCGCCCCCGAGTCCCTTCGCCGCATACACGCGTCGCCGTTGCCGCGGCTTGACGAACCCGTACACCTCGTCCGCGAGATAGCCGGAGTCGATCAGGCAGCACATGATGCGCAGCGTCGATCCGGAGGCGTGCGCCCAGGGTTTCGTCAGCAGGGCCTCGAGCGCCTCCCACACGTCACCGTCGACGGGGTCCCCGTAGATGCGCTCGTGGGTCAGCGTCCAGGATTCGTGCCCGACGCCCCACCCATCGACCTCCAACTCCAGACGATCCGCTTGCACGTCGACGCCCGCGGTAAGAATTCCGACGGGTTTCGGCACCTCGGCGTGGTACCGCTCACGCCGGCCCGCCAGCTTTGTGTCGTTGAACACCCATTGCTCGGGATCCCAGACATCGGCCAGTTTCAAGTTGACGAAGGTTTTCAGTCGCTCCGGATTGCCGCGCACGTTGAGGAACATCCTGGCCATGTCGGCCCAACTGAAGAACGGCGAGACCATGACGTTGCAGTGAAAGCCCGCGACGTCGGTGATCTCGGGTTTCAGCGGCTTCCAGTACCCGGCGGATAACATAGCGGGCTTGTCGATCTCGTCGATCAACCCGCCACACGCCTTGCACAGGTACCGCGCGGTCTCTGGCAGGTGGTGGCCGTGTTTGTCCTTCTCCCAGATCAGCCGGTAGTCCCCGTCCGCATCGCGCCACTGGAGGAACTGCTCGTGTCCGCACAATGGGCACGGCACCCAGTACTGGCGCTGGTCGCTCTCCTGGTAGGCCTCGTCCACGCGCGACGGCTCATCCGCCGGCGTCGAGAAATGCACCTGAATCGCCAGGTCGCCGTACGTGTCGGTGCGTGCGGCCCCGAGCTCGATCGGATCACCCTCCGTGCCGGCGGACGCGGGGAAGCGGTCGACCTCGTCGAAGAACGCGCACCGCACCGGAGACATCGACAGCCCCGCGGCGCTGTTGGCGCCGATGACGGAGAGGTAGCCGCCGGGGAACGTCTTCTCGAGCACGGTATTCGCCGAGTCCCGGGTGCGCGCCTCCCCGACCTTCCGGCGGAGACATGGCATCGCCGCGACCATGGGTGCGAACCGGGTGCGTGACCATTTCCGGGCCATCGGATCGACATTCGGCAACACGACGAGCATCGGAGACGGATCCTGGTCGATGAAATACGCGACTGCGTTGATGATGACTTCGGTCGCCGCGACTTGGTTGGGCTTCTTCCAGACGACCGACCGATACCGCGCGTCCCCGATCGCATCCATGATCTCGCGGGTGTAGGGGACCATCTCGGTGCGCCACCGGCCAGGCACCGAGGAAGAGCCCGCCGGCACGATGCGTTCCTGGTCAGCCCACTGACTGATCGTGAGCGTCGGGCTGCGCAGGATGGTCGCCCGGAAGATCTCGCGTTCGACCCGACGCGCCTCCGAGGCCGCCACCGCATAGTGTGTCGGGGACACCGCGATCGCGCTCGAGAGGGCCACGAACGCTCGGCGCGACAGGTCGTCAGTCGTCATCATCGGGAATCCTCAGCAGCTCGTCGATGAGTTCCTCCCGGAGGGATTCGAGGACCACGCGGGCCTCCGCGATCTTCTTGGCGCCCACCAACCGTCGGGCAAACCGGGCGGGCATGGACTTGAAGGTGGCCGCGATCCGTTCCACGATGACGGCCAGGCGCTCACGGTGCAGGGCGATCGGGATGAGCTCGCGCTGTTTGCGGAGCAGCTCCAGTTTCTCGTGCTCGACGCGGAGGACCTCCCGCTGGAACCGCGGGCTCTTCGGGCCGCCATTCTCGCGCTCTTTGATCTTGCGCACCACGAACCGAATCGACTCGACCCCGTAGGCGAACCGGTTGCGGCCGACCTCGATCCGGGGCAGGCCCTCGACGACCCAGTTGTCGACCTGGCGGATCGTGACGTCGAAGATGGCGGCGAACTCCTTGCGGGATAATCGGATCTCACCCATCCACGACTACCACGGACCACGGTCGGACCCCGTCGTACGAGATGACACCGCAGATGAAACTGAAATGCTTTTCAGATTGCACCACCTAGAGAACGTTTGCTCTGGCGCGAGCCCGCTCACCCGAACAGGCCCCGAAAGAACCTAATCCCTTGCCGGCACGATCGTTCTCGTCACGTCGCCACCATCGACACGCGACGGGCGATCCGCTCGCGGGTCTTCGCCAGTTCCTCGGCGTGCCACCGCTCCACGAGCCGGTAGTACTCGGGCGCGACGTCTAACGCGATCATGTAGTTCAGCACGCTCTTGGCCTGGAGTCCCACCTCGGCCGCCATCTGCTCGGCCGTCATCCGTCGGGCCAGGCGCTCGTGATACCACGCGGGATCGTGTACCCACGGTGTGGGGCGTGGGGGATTCTTGGGGGCCACGAGTCCCAGCTTCACCGCCGCGAACTTCACCGTACTCGCAGAGCACCCGACCTCCCGGGCGACGCGTGCGTATTCGGTGGTCCCATCGAGCGCGCGGGCCAACCACTCAGCCTCATACAGCTGCGGGTACCGCGGGAGGCTCGCGCGTGAGCCTTTGCGTGTGTACAGCCCCCACTTCCGGAGGTGCCAAAAGACGCTGTGCTTCTTGATGCCGGCAGCCTCGGCCATCCGGTAGTAGGTCCACCCCGCGTGGACCCGTTCACGCCACCAGGCTTCCGTGTGGTGGGCGTGCTCCTTGTACGTGCGCACCACGCCCAGCTGGCGGGCCCACCGCTGGACCGTCGCCGCGTCGCACTCGAGCTTCTCGGCGATCTCGCCCGGGGCGAGGCGGTCGACGTGAATGAGCCGATGCAGGCGCTCCGGGTCCATGTACTTGCGGTTCGACTTATGCGGAAGAATGCCGTGCCGATTGCGCCATTGCGTGACGGACTTTAGGTGGCATTGCAGATCCTCCGCCAGGTCCTGGTCGGTGCGGCCGAGCCGCTCGAACTGTCGCCGCATCCACTCCGCATCGCGCAGGACCTCCATGTGGATCTTGCCCCGGTAGGGCCTCCGCTGCTCGCGTAGCTTGATCTGCTTACACCGCGCACATAACGAAAGGAGTGCCGTCGCCGGCGGCTCGATGTCGCCCGTCGGCGCCGCGGGTTGGAGATCGAGGAGCTTGAGCGCGGCGACCAACGCCTGGTCGGCCAGCGCATCACCGACCAGGCGACGGAGCGTCGTCGCCACATAGTTCCGCCGTGCGCCGGCCTCGACGGCCCAGGCCTCGCGGACGGCCATCGCCACCGCATCCACCAGTACTCCGCGCGCGCCGAAGGTGGGCTGCGGCATCAGCTGCTGCCCCCCGGCAGCCGGCACGGGAACTGATTGCGAGGATGCCAGTAACTCGGCCGGATGCCGTACTGCGTCGTGCCCTCAGGATCGTACACGGCCCGCATCAGGCGCCCGCCTGGTCCCGTCACACTCCAGTCCTCGGGCCAGGGCTCCACGTCCCACTGCAAGACGGCGCCCCACCCCTGCGACCACTTCTTCCCGAGATGCGCCGCGAGGCGCTCCCATTCGGGCGTGATGGTGTGGAGTTCGAACTGCCAGCACCCGGGCCGCGCGCGAAACACGAGGTGGCGCTGGCCGCTGTCAGCAAGGACCACGACCTCGGGGTCGCGGGCGAGGAGCGTGCGCATCCGCGCCTTCTCGGCTTTGGACACGCAGTGCCACGCGCCCTCGAGCACGAAGTGCGAGTAGTTCCGCATGCGCTGTGGCTTCTCGCGCCCGAGATGCTCAGCCAGCCAGGTCGAGTTATGCAGCGTGCAGAACAGACACGCATGGCAGATGATCGTCCCCGGGCGCACGCGGTCGTGGTCAGTGAAGGTCGGCTTGACCCACGACGCAAACGCCTGACCCGTTCCGAGAGTACCGCACAACCGACAGGTCCCGTCGGCAGTGCCGGGCATCGGCGGCCGGCCTGCCGCTGTATACACGCAGGTCGGGACCGTCATCGGTGCCTGTTGCATAAACATCATTTCCCGCAACCTTCTCTCGATGAGATGAGTGTTTCGGGTTTGAACCCGTATCGGCGTCTTGGTTTGCTGCTTTCCCCGCAACCTTCTCTCGATGAGATGAGTGTTTCTGGAGATTACGATGCCTTTTTCAGGCAGGTTCGCGCCTACCCGCAACAGTCTCTCGATGAGATGAGTGTTTCTGGCAGCGCCGCGGCCTCGGGCGTGCACAACGGATCTTCCTTGCACGCCCGCAACAGTCTCTCGATGAGATGAGTGTTTCTGGGGGCGGCTGCCTAACTGCAGGTATCCCCGACGCTTATCCCGCGTTCCGCGAGCGGGTGCCGTGCGCAATGGCTCGGCCCTGTACTCGCGCTTCGGCCTGGCGGTGGCCGTACCGTCTATCCTCATGTTGTGTCTATGGTTACGAGTTCTGCGAGCGGGTCCGCACTCTCGGTCACGACCTCCCCGCTCGCCTCGCAAAGACTATCCCTGCCGCCTCGCACTTCTCCTGGAGCCGCAACCGCAACTGATACCATGGAAACGACTCGGCGAACGCCCTGATGCGGTCGTCGTACTGCACAACTGCCACCCGATGCCGCTTCGCATACCCCACGACGTGCGCCGCCAGCTCGTGCAGCCAGCTATCCAATTGCCGCGCGCGCCGTCGCCGCAACATCCCCATCCGTCCCACGATCCCCTCGCGCTGACGACGCGGCCGACGGCGCTCGGCCTTCAAGTCGTCTGACAACTGACGCTGCTGGCGCGCGAAGCCGGCCAACGCACGCCGGATCTGCTGAGCATGCTCCGTCCACACCGCGGGACCATCCTCCTTCTGCGCGCACTCCAGCAGTGCCGCGGCAGTGGTCCGCACATGGAGCGTCCCCGTGAGATCCGCCACCGATCGGCGCGGCACTTCCACGCTGATCCGCACGACCAGACGACGATCCTTGGCTGTGCCCGTTCGGTGGTCTCCAGCGTGCACAACACGCTCGTACAGATAGGCGCACCCCGCGCGGACCTCGCCATCGACGATCTCGGCCAGCGTCTGAGACTGCCGATAGACATGGGGTCCACCCCGGAGACGCAGCCCGATCCGGGCATCCCCGATCCGGCACGACAGGACGTAATACCGCGCCTCCCGGACCTCGAGACGCCACATCTGGCGCGGCAGGGGGAGCGGCACGGCGTATTTCTGCGTGGGGAGCGATTGGCGTCCTGTCCAGAGCACCGCATACCGCATCGTGCGCCAGCGTTTCTTGACCTCGTGCTCGAGCGTCGCCAGTGTCTGCGTGGCGAGGCCCGGCCATTGGCGACGCGCCTCCGGATAGAGATAGATCCTAGGCATCCGCCCCAGCTTCTCCATCGCCGGCTCCCGATGCGTATCCCGCGCGTACAGCTCGGTCAGCATCCAGTTGGCGCACGCCGTCACGTCCGACCAGGAGGCAAACAGGCGCTCACGGAGCTCGGTCCATGTGGTCCCGTCCACGGGCCCCGCGACCGGCAGCACGATGCCGCGCATCACTGTATTCGATCCGATCTTCATCGCGCCGTCCGCTTCGCTTCCGCGAACGCGGTGCGGAAGTTCGGGTGGAAACGCTCCTTGACGGTCCGCCGCGCGTTCTCGATGAACTGGAGGCTTGGCGCAATGGGCACCGCGCGCTTGAAGGCGTAGAGCATCCGCACCCGCACCCGCGACCGGCGACCCCGACCCAATCGCTGGAAAATGCCTTGGCCCGGAATGATGAACGTCCGCTTCTCGCCGCGAATCGATCGACCCACGCGACGAAACCGCAGGGCCCGTGGCCGAAGGGTACGGGACACGACGCCGCGCCGCGTGCGTCGCACGTCCACCGGAATCGTCAGATGTTGACCGTCCCGTGGCCGTTTCCTGCCCCCGCGTTCGTGTTGGGTGAGCACGCTCGCCCGTTCCCGCCCACCAGGAGGATCGATCAGCATCCGGGCCTCGAGTTTCCGCTTGGTCGCGAACGGCTTGATCTTCACCGCGCGCTCGACGAACCGCTTATTCCGGACTTCGAAGACGCGCTCCTGGTGCGCGCGCTGGACCTTCTGCGCGTCGAGCGCCGTCTTGTTGATCGCCTGCGCCGCCGCAAAGGGCAGCTGCCGGGCGAGTCTGCCGATGTACCGCGCGGCGCGGTGCATATCCATTTGGATATCCACGTCAACGGGCATGTGGTCATTCCTCCCTGTCGTGGCTCCAGTAGAGCCACGGCTGTCCAAGAGCGAGCCAGCGATCCAGGTCGTGCTCTACTGCTGCACGTTCGATATCCTTCGCCTCGCCATACCAGAACGCGTAGAAGCCGGCAGCGTACGGCTTGACCCACACGCGGCGGTAGATGCCAGATCCACCACAGTTCCCGCAGCGATTCGGTCCGGACCACCAGGTCTCCTGTCCGTGACAATCCCAGCAAACCTGCTCGATGCGCTGCACGTCGACGCCCTCCTCGCGCCCGCCGTAGCGCTCGAGGATGTCCGTCTTCATCGAGTAGAACCAATGCCGGTATAAGAGGGGCGGATCCGCGTTCGCGGCATGGAGTAGATGGCCGATCAGCCAGGCCACGACCGTCCTCATGGCGCGAGGTCCTCGTACGACGCCTGCAGCACGGCCACCTGGAGCCGGCGGCGGAGTTCGTCGTACGCCTGGCGGGGATCCACGGCGTAACACACGGCGAGCTCTTGGGCGAGGTGCTTTCCGTACCGGGCGACTTCGAGCCGCGCGATCAGCGGCATGTACACGCGCCACGTCTGCGACTCCGGTGACCAGGTCAGGGACACGACATCCCGATGCCCCTGGATCTGGGTGATCAGATCGGTCGCCTGCGCCACGTCGGTCACGGAGAGCGCCCCGTCGCCACCGGCTCCGGCGTCACCACGTCGACCAGGGCCCACACGCTGGCCAGACCCTCGGCATTCCACGCGCGCACGCGTGCCACCCACGCCCCGTGCGATCCGACGTGCGGCTGCGGATCGACCGTCCGCCACAGCCGACCGTGCTCGGTGGGATCCGGCAACGCACGGAACGACGTCACCGCGTGCGGCTGGAACTCGGCCTCGTATCGCGCGACCGGCGTGGCCGAGCTGGTGAATTCCAGCTCCATGCGTTCGCCGGCGTCGACGGCCCGGCGGAACATCGCGAGGTCGGTTGGTGGGGCAGGGGGCGCGGCGGAACTGGTGGGCACCGTGCATCCGAGGATCACGAGCCCCGCCAACGTCCCGATGGAGTACCGGTGGAGTACAGGTGTACGCCAAGTCCCCGGACCACGGGATCGTCGCGCCATGGCTGCCGAATGGGGTCGGGCCGGGGACGACCGTCGTGATCGCGGGGACAGAACGGGGACAAACCGGGAGGTTGGACGGGGTGGTGGCGGTGCGCGCGGCGCGACGGATTGACGGGGTTGCGCGGATTGTGCGCTACATCGCGTCTGCCCCGTAGGCCTTAAAATCCCTTGGGAGTCATCCCGTGCGGGTTCGACTCCCGCCCCGGGCATCCCCCACCACGACAACACCTTAGCCCACACCAAACCTAACAGGTTGCGCATCCCCAACATCACCGCGGGGACAACCGCGGGGACAAAACGGGGACGCCAAAGTCCCATGTGGATCATAACATCACTCCTTCCGCTGACTGAAGCGCCAAGCTTCTCCAGTGCCGCTCATGCTCCGCATGACGCAACCGAAGCGGTTCCATGACCGCCCGGTCTTTTCGTCGGAGCCCACGAACACATCGATAGTCCGAAGCGGCGACGTCGAATCCGTGTTCGACGGCAGTTCATCCCAGTCCCATCCGCGTCCACACCACGCGCAGGTGACAATGTTCATGCCTTGGTCTCCTCGGCCGGTAGGTCACGCACGTTCATGACGTTCCTCCAACTCCAGCACCTTCGCCTCACGATATTCCACCGCCGGTAACCGGTGCCGAACCTGCATCAGGTGCCCGTAGGTTTGTTCGATCAGTGCCAGCGAACTGTGTCCGAGCTCACGCATCACCGTATACGGCGAGACCGGCGCGCCGTGGTCGGTCGTCTGCATCCGGGTCGCCGCGTAGGTGTGCCGGAACGTGTGTGGGGTGACGTGCTTGGTGAGCTCGGCCTGTTCCACCGCGCGCGCCAGGCTCCCGCGGATATCCGTGAGCAGCCCGCCGTGCTGCGCGGGAAACAACAGACCGGTCGTGCGACCGGACGCCTCGAGATACGCCTCCAGCCGGCGGTGCAGCTGCGGCCACAGCGGAATCCACCGGCGATGCTTCGCATGCTTCAGCTGACGCCAGGCATTCGGACGGAAGTGCACGACACGCGCTTTCACGTCGACGTCGTCCACCTCCAGGCCCAAGACCTCCATGCGCCGACCACCGGTCAATAACCAGGTCGCCACAATCACACCGAGCGCCGTATTCGCACGTCCGGACTGGGCAGCGATCGCATCGGCCGCCTGCATGAGGCGCGCCGCTTCCCCGATCTCCAGCCACACCGCTTCCGGCCGCTGCACACGGGGTTTCGACGGGAGACGACGCACCGGGTTGGACGCCACAAGACCCTCAGCCACCGCCCGCTGGAACAGACTCGAGACGGCGTGGAGCTCGTGCTTGATCGTCTGCGCAGCGAGCAACGTGCCGGCGCGCTTCCCCGGCTGTCGACTCCGGTGCGCGACGTAGTCCGTGAGCTGGGCCACCGTCACATCCGTGAGAAGCGCGTCATCCCCGAAGAACGCAAGCACATGTTCCAGCGCCCGCGCATCGCGCTCGAGGGTCGCGGGCCGACGATCGCGTGCTTTGTGCTGCAAGTGCCGACGCGCATAGACCTCGAGCGTCGGCACACCGGCCGTACCACGCTCCCGGTGACGCTCGTACGCGGCCAGGCGCGCGGTCGCCAGACGCGCGGCCTCGTCCCGATCAGTCGTCGCGACACGGGCGCCGTCCGGGATCAGGGCTTCCTTCCGCCCGCCAACATCCGCGTAGTCCCGAAAGTCCGCGTACCATCCGCCGCGGTCCGTCCGCCAGAAAATGCGATCGCGCCGGCGCCGTCGTGTCATGGGATCTCCTGCAGCAGTCGCGGTGTACGTCGTCCCCTCGCCCGGATCGGGCCGGGGACCCGTAACGCAGCATACACCTCGCCCGCCGGAATCCGCCAGTCACCGCGATCCCCGCTCGTCTTCATCGCACCGGGAAAGCGCCCACCCTGACACATGCGCCGGATCGTCGCCGGCGACAGGCCGAGCGTCACCGCCGCGGTCTGCACCCGCACGAGACGGGGGCTGCCATCCACGCCGTCCAGTCGATCCAGCTGCGCGATGACCAGATCGAGGATCTGTGCAATGGGCGCACTCGCCCCGACCTGGGCGGCTTCGGCCTTACGGCGCTGCAGGTCCTCCAAGAGTTCCGCCTTCGTCATGGGGCGAGTAACTCGCGGACGCGCAGGGCGTTGCCGACGACCACGGCTTGGTGTTGTTCCTTCGCCCGGCGCGCGGCTTCGAAATGGCCGCCGTCTGGCCGCCACCGACACACCGCGCGAAATCCGCAGCGACAGGCCATCAGGCAGACGCGCTTCCCGTCGATCGCGGTGACGCGATACGACGCCTCATGCGCGAAGATCTCGCGCGCGATCGCCCCGACGCTCCGGTCCACGACGCTCACGATCGGTGTGCCCATGGGTCGCCCTGCCCCTCGAGAGGGTGCGGTGGAGCGTTCGAGGTCCCACCTACAGGGCGACGCAGAGTCCAAATCACGAGACGTAACGCTCCTCGATGTACATGGGCTCCTGCCGGTCCCAGCAAATAAAGAACCACAGCGGCACCAGGAGCATCGGCACCCGACGCACAATCGTCGTCCCGTGACTCTGCCCGCACCGATGACACCGCGAAACGTAGAGCGTCCGTTCAGTCAGCATGCGCTACCTCCAGGAGTTCAAGGTTCGCGCGGACCCACCAGAGCGCGACGCCCGCCGCGAACGTTTCATCGTCGTTGCACCGCGCCAGCGTCGGATAGGCCCGCTGCAACAGTTCCCGGTGTCGCGCGTGTTTCGTCCCGCGCGGAATCCAGACCTGCGACGGCACGGTCTCCACGACGAGTTCTGTGTCGGACGCCGTGGCGCGACACGCGCCCAGATACGCGGCGGCGAACGCGGCCCCCACCTTCGCCAACGCCCCATGACCCCGCAGGCGACTCGGAAAGCGGATCTGGAAATCGGTCGGATCCTCCAACACCACGCGCACCCGCCCGTCGCAGTCTGGGCCTTCGTCGCGCACGAAGGACTCGACGCCCTCGGCGATACACACGAGCCGTGCGGGCAACGTCTCCTGCGCGTGCGTCCGGATCGTCATCCGCTGATCGAGGACGCACCGCACGTCACTCCCCTCGCGCCACTCGCGCCACGTCTCCAGCACGACGAGGCCCGTGCTCGTGAGGCTGGGATCAATCCCGATCACTCTCACCGGGCCGCCACAGGGGAAAAGGGTTGGATCAACGGACGTAGGATTGTGTCGGACCGTACGTACAGGGGATGCCGTGGCTCTCCTCGGGAGGTCGTCCCCAGGCAGTACGCATCCCTCCCATACCGGCCACACACCCATTGGCTCGCCTCGGTGTCGGCTCCTCCATTCCCCCACGCCGCGACGATGAGCGGGGCACCACGGTCACAATACTCCGAGATGGTCCGGTAGTTCTCAGGACCTTGGGGGTCGGGCACTCGACGCAACTCTTTGGGATCGGTAGCCCGATAGGCAAACAGGTTGACGACGGCCATGCCGTCGTAGCCCCACTCTCGACTGAACCCCATGCAACGGCGGATGGTCGGGTCGTCTACGTCCGCATCTGCCGTAGATGGGTTGAGCATGATCCACACGCAACGGCGATCCGTCTCACCCCACCTCCGTTCGAGCGCGTACCGGTATCGGCCATCGGGAGACATCATCGCGATCTTGTACATCACCGGGCCCCCGTCCTCATGATCCACTCGTCCAGCGTGTACGAGCCCTGGGCGATCGCGAGATCGGATATCTGCAATTCGGATATCTGCCATGTCGAATCGCAGCCGGTCAGGCTCCAAGCGACGATGATGCCCGAGGCCGACCCACTCGCCGTCAGGTCGATGTGACAGGCCGCCAGGTACGCGACCAGCGCAAACGCCAGGAGCATCGCGACGATCACGCCGAGGGCTGCTTCGAATCTTGCTCGCATGCGTCCTCCAAATTGAGTTTGTTCAGCACCGGGGCCTCTGCCACCCACACCCAGGTCGTGCCGATCCACCACACCACGAGACCGCCCACCACCACCCCCGCCAGGAAGACCAGCCAGAGCCCATACCCGTACAACAGCAACTCGACCGCGGCAGCGAGGATCCCGTCGTTATGCATTGCGCCGCGCGTGCATCGAGGTGTCCCCGTGGAGCGGGCACTGCGCGCCCCGATCGGATCGCGTCAGGAGATCTCCGTCGTGTGCCGGTCGATCGAGGCACGTACAGTCCCCGCAGTTCGGACACCAGCGCGCGGTAGGCTCACTGCACGCGAACCGGTGCCGGCGGCCCCCACACGTCCCGCAGACCCCGTCCCAAGTCGGCGTCGCGTCTCCGCAGTCCGCGCAGATCCGCCTGGTCACGCGCTCGAGGCCTCCGCCTCTTGTTGGTCGGCCTGCACCAGGCCGCAGTCGATCGCGTTGAGCTCGCGCAGGGCCCGGCGCACCCGTGGCTGCACCGTCGGCGTCTCGATCGCGCGGAGTTCGCGGATCGCGTAATCGATGCGCGTCCGGTCGCGCCGGATCGCCCGGGACGCGTGCGTGTCGGGCGTCATGCGACCGCGGCCTCGAGCTCGGGGTGCGACTGGTGGCAGTGCTGGCACGGGACGACCTCCGTCTTGAGACAGCAGCGCGGACACTCGTGCGGCGCCCGTAACGGCGCGGCAGCCGTCTTGCGCGTCCAGCCTCCGGCCTTGCGATGCTGGTACACCGCGGCTCTGTGCGGCGCCCGTAACGGCGCGGCAGCCGTCTTGCGCGTCCAGCCTCCGGCCTTGCGATGCTGGTACACCGCGGCTCCCGTGCAACCGAGCTCCTTGGCGACCTGCGACACGGGAGCGCCCTGCTCGTACAGCGCCTTCGCCCGATGCCAGTCAAAGCAGAAGTCTCTGGCCCTACGTGGCGTTGCGGGTTCTGCTGTGGCGTCGGGTCGTGTCTCGTTGGTCTCCTCCACCCGGCCAGGCACCATGGACTTCAGATCCGCCATCACCGTGCCCTCGGCGTGGGCGTCCAGGTACGGCAGGACCCACGGCGTCGCCATCCCGGGCCGCAGATCATCGACCGTCGCGGGCTGGAACAACTGGGCAAAGAGGCGGTCCGGGAGCTGCACCGTCGGCGGACCATTGAACGTCAGCTCCCACATATCCCCATCCCGCCGCGCAAACGCGACCACGTTGAGGGTACGGTACGCGGCGAACGGTGTCGTGTTAGGCATTGGTCTTCCTCCGTGGAGTA